TGTTGCAGCAAACCAAGTAGGAACACCATACCGTATCTTTGCTATGCGAGGAGAACCAGAGAACTTTGTATGTTTTAATCCTAAGATTATTCAGCCATCTGAAGCAGAGGTTCTGTTAGAGGAAGGATGCCTTTCTTATCCAGGACTTCTTATTAAAGTAAAAAGATCTCAGCATGTTCGTGTTAGATTTCAAGCTCCTAACGGAGAAACAATGACCAAGCAGTTCACTGGTCTTACAGCAAGAATCTTTCAGCACGAATACGAACATCTTGAAGGCGAAAGATTCTATGATAAGGCAAACAAGTATCATAGAGATCAAGCATTTAGGAAATGGAAGAAATGAGATACTTTGAATTTGATATGTTGAATAAACACTTCGACGAGAGATTAGAATACATCTCTTCGTGGATTTGGCTTGCCTTTTACCTAATTGTAGGTTATACTATATTCAAGTTGTTTAAGGAATACGACAATTGAATATCTTTTATCTTTCTGAAAATCCTGTTGAAGCCGCCGAGTGGATGGTAGATCGTCACGTAGTTAAGATGATCCTCGAGTCCGCACAATTACTATCGACTGCTCACCGTCTCCTCGATGGTAGAGAGATACTGTTAGAAGTAGACATCCTTAAAGATGACGGAACCGTTAAAACTAAGAAAAAGAAATGGTGGTTATTAGATGACGCACGTGAAGAAGTTATATACTCAGCTACGCACATTAATCATCCGAGTGCTATATGGGCTCGTTCAAGTGTCGAGAATTATAATTGGCTCGTAGATCATTTCTTTGCTCTTATGGCAGAGTATACTCATCGCTACGACAAACAGCATAAATGTTATGGTGAGATATCCTATATGCTTGCTTCTCCTCCAAAGAAGTTAGAAGAGTTTGATATGACAAAAATGCCTTCTTGTATGGCAGAAGAATACGTTATTGGTTCTGATCCTGTCAACAACTATCGTAATTATTATAAGATGGGTAAGACTCATCTTCATAAATGGACTAATCGCGAACCTCCGGAGTGGATTAATGGGTAATATGTATCAAGATGTGAAAGAGTTTCAGACAGCTGTTGGACAGAATATTGGTGTTGAACCAAAGTTTCCTAATATTCGTGAACGTAAGTTACGTATGGATCTTATGCTTGAAGAGATGAAAGAATACTTTGAGAGTGAAGAGAAAAATGATCTGGAAAATCTTGCGAAAGAACTGGCTGATATTATTTACATTGCTTGTGGGACTGCTGCATCTTATGGCATCCCACTCGACAGAGTATTCGATGAAGTGCACGCCTCAAACCTGGCAAAACTAGTAGATGGTAAACCCATTCGCCGTGAAGATGGAAAGATCCTCAAGCCAGAGGGATGGACTCCTCCTGACATAAAAAAGATCTTGACAATTTGATAATTTACTATATAATATATGATGAATGTATTTGGAGGCCGTGATGGTAAGACGTATTGTTGCTCGTGAAAAATTAGATTGTGAACATCTTCTTGGAACTTTTCTTGATGAAAGTCATTATGATAAGTTGATTGAGGAGGATTGTGATTGTTATATGCCTCCATTATGTGATGTTGCAACAAAGGCAGATTGTGGCTCCAAAGAGTGTGAAGACTGCGATAAGGGTAATGATGAACTTCGTATCGCATTTAAGTTACGTAAGAACTACTTTACAAAAGAAGAATGTGAAGAAGCATATGTTGGCTTAAGAGAAGCTGCAACCGAATCACAGAATCGTGGTCTTGCTGCTGGTCCTCGTGGGCCAATGTTAGCATGTGAAGGCAGAGGTGGTAGAGATTGGGTTTCGCCTTATCAACATGAGATTCTTGAGTTTCTTATGGATGACGGAGCATCTCTGTTTAATGATAACTCAATTGAAAAGATCCGTGCAAAATACGCCGATCCTAAGTTCAAACCAGCAGATGAAACAAGAGGAACTGTTTGGTTACGTTCAGAGGTAACTAAAGTATATCCTGAGTATCATGGATGGTTTGATAAATGGGTTGATGGTTTATCTAATAAGCCAAAAGAGGATATCCGTGCAGAAGCTATAAAGGTAGCAGAGAAGTGGGCGTCAACAACCAACTATGCTAAGTCAGTATTCTCTGGTGTTGCTGGTTGGTATGACCGTTATCCTCGTATTCCTTATGGTCGTGCGACTGCTTATACTGAAAAGAATCCAGAACTATTTGCTAAATCGTATCCATTCTTACAATCTCTTAACAGAGGTTTCAAAGAACTGTTGCCATGGCGTTGGGCTAATCAGAAGGCAGCTGCGGATAAAATGGATCCAAGATTTCTTGTACCGGAAACTGTGTTCACAACTATTACAGTGAATAAGACTTTCCGTACAGCTGCTCATAGAGATGCTGGAGATCTTGATTCTGGTCTTTCTAATCTACTTGTCTTAGGAACAGGAGAATACACTGGTGGTTATCTTATATTTCCTGAATATCGTATTGCTGTTAACGTCCGTCCTGGCGATCTTCTTCTCGTTAATAACCATGAAATCATACATGGTAATACTCCTATTATACTTAATAGCCCTGATAATCCTAATTGCGAAAGAATCTCGGTAGTTTGTTACTTCCGTGAAAAGATGTTAGAGTTAAAATCTTATGAGTATGAAGTTCTACGTAGACAGTTTGTTGATGAACGTAGATTGAATAAGTCTCATCATCTCCAACGTCCATTGTGGAATGGCGTGTCTCCTGGTATGTGGGAAAGTAAAGAGTGGTATGATTATCTTCATGCGCATGGTATGAAGGATCCTTATGGCAAAGCTGAAGAAGCAAACCTGGAGTCATTTTTCGGATGAATTTAGATTATGTTAAGGTTAGAGATCTTCCTGGTTATGTAGATTGGAGATTGCCTGAAAATAGAATTGAAGCGTTCGCTCGTGTTACGCATGTTCGTTTTGTTGAAGGCGATCTCGATCACCACCACGTTGGTAAAGTAATATGTGATTACTCCAATTATGATAATGAGCAGAAAGCTCTTTATGCTATGTATTTCGGTCAGTCTTACCGTAACCATTGGTCAATGATTGCTATGCAGTTAGATCTTTGGAATATGTCTGACGATCAGTTAATCGACTGGCATAATAAGAATTGGCGTAGAATGAAATTCGGTAATGATACTAAGTGGAATGTTCGTAAGTTTCCACAGTTTGTTATTGATATGAAAAAGCGTATAGGCAAAGGTAGCCTATATGAGTATCTTGGTAATGCTGCTAATGCTGGTTCAAGAGAAAAGAACTACTTCTCTTTGAATAATTGCCTACAAGAATTCTATTCAATGGGCAGAATGACTGCATGGCTCGCTCAACAAACTCTTTATGAATTGTTTGATTGGGATATTGATCATTGGGATCAGCAGTTATATGATAATGCTACTTGGTCTCAGTATGATTCTATTTGTTATCTTTTCAATAGAATTGATATTGCTCGTAAGCAGAAGATCACTGACGAATATGGTCATGTTCTTGAAGTTAAGACCTATGAACCCACCAAAGCAGATAAGCAGTTAATGGAAAAGAATACTATTCATCTTATGGAAGAAATGAATAGGAGAATGCCTTTTCACGTTGACATATACAATATTGAATCAGTTGAGTGTGAGTTTCGTAAGACTGCCTATGGTCCTAAGATTAAGGAGTTTACATTCTGGACTACTAATGAATTGGTAGAGATGTATGATAAGCTATTAGATCTTTGGAAAGATTATGATGGTCCAGGTAAGGTTGATTGGACTCCATATGTTGTTGGGTTTATGACGAAAGGTAAGAATGTTACGGACTATGGTTTTCATCCAGACTACTTTAAGGTAATGGTGAATACAGGTCTTAATCTTAATACTCATCATCTTTATAAGGATGAGTTAAACGCTCATGAGTTGTTAGAGCTTCCTAAGATTATACCTACCGCTGCTCATACTATGAAAAGCGAATGGGAGCAATCTTTTGATGTCAAGAAAAGAAAGGTGTTATGTAAGAAGTATAATCCTGTAAACTATCTAAAATTTAAACCAAAAGATCATCCTGCTTGGAGTGATAAAGCAGTTGACTTTTCTTACTGTTCATAGTATTATAATAATTGTGCGAAAGCGCCGAGAGCTACTCTTACTCCAGTCAAGACCTCTCTCGTTAAAAAACTGACATAAAGGAGAAAAAATGTCTAAGAAAATTCGTGTCGCCGTTGTTGGCGTTGGTAACTGTCTGTCGTCTCTCTATCAAGGTCTTGAGTATTATAAAGACCACGATGAAGAGAACATTCCTGGTATTATGTTTTCACGTATCGGTGGTTATCATCCTTCCGATATTAAAGTTGTAGCAGCATTCGACGTTGATCGTCGTAAGGTTGGCCGTCCTCTTGGCGAAGCTATTTTCGCAAAGCCAAACTGTGCTCGTGTATTCTGTGATGATGTTCCAGATGGTCCAATCGTTCAGATGGGTCCTGTGCTTGATGGTGTTTCTGAGTATATGCAGTCTCAACCAGAGAAATATGGTTTCCGTGTTTCTAATGAAGAAGCAGTTGACGTTGTCGCTGCTCTGAAAGAATCTCGTACAGAGATCCTTATTAATTATCTACCAGTCGGTTCGCAAGAAGCAACAGAGTTCTATGCTCAGTGTGCTATCGACGCTGGTGTATCTTTCCTAAATTGTATTCCTGTCTTTATCGCTTCTGATCCTAAGTGGGAGAAGAAGTTCATTGATGCAGGTCTGCCTATCGTTGGCGATGACATGCGTTCACAGGTTGGCGCTTCTATTCTCTCGCAGGTTCTTCAAGAGCTCGCATTTGATCGTGGTGCTATTGTAGACTTCCATCAGCAGTTGAATGTTGGTGGTAACTCTGACTTCAATAACATGATGGTTCAGAGCCGTCTTGCTTCTAAGAAGAAGTCAAAAGAGAATGTTATTCGTGCTCAGAATGATCTCCGTGGTATTCCTATTGATTCAGAAGCATTGTTCGCTGGTCCGTCAACCTTTATTCCTTATCTAAAAGATAATAAGGTTGCTTATCTTAACATCCGTCTCCGTGGTTTCGGTGATGCTCCTATTACAATTGACGCTAAACTCTCTGTTCAAGATTCAGAGAATTCTGCTGGCGTTGTTATTGATGCTATCCGTTATCTGAAGGTTGCTAAGGAGATGGGTATCGTTGGTGCTCTCCGTGGTCCTTCTGCTTGGACTCAGAAGACTCCTCCGCAGCAGATGCAATATTCAGATGCTAAAGCTGAATGTACTGCTTTTGCTGAACGTGACACAAACGCTCTAAAGGCTAAGAACTACTATGCGTAAGATTAACACTTTCGATATTGATGGTGTTATCTTCTTAGAAGAACACGATGGGATCTATCCAGGTCCCATCGATATCATTATTACAGGCAGAAGCTACGAAGAGACAGAAGAAACTCTTGCGATGTTGAATCGCAAGGGTATTAAGAATAAAGTATATTTCAACCCAGAGACATTTGATGAGAAGTCAAGAGAGTCTTCTGGTAGGCATAAAGCAAGAACAATAATTCAGTTAAAACAAAATGGATATGAACACGGTGTTCATTTTGAAGATGATGAAGTTCAGATAGCAGAGATTAAGAGATTAATCCCTGACATCCGTATTGTTCATGTTGTTTCAGATCTTGTTAACAAAGAGAATGTGAGACGTAAATGAGAGTAATCGCTATAGGTGGAGAACCAGGCGCTGGTAAGTCCACATTGATGAAACAGATTCTTTCTAAGTTAGACTGGAAAGAACAATATACTAATTTCAAATTAGTTCCATATTTACAGTGCAGTAATTATTACGTTTTGGGCAAATATGAAGACGGAGAGACATTCTCTGGTACTGACAGGATGTCTATGGCCGTCCAGCCAGAGGCAGTGAAGTTCTTAGCTACCCTTCCGAGCGACGCTGTTGTTCTATTTGAAGGCGATCGCCTCTTCACTGCCTCTTTTCTTGAACATTGTGTTGAGAACTACGACACTGATATTCTATATCTCGAGACAGATAAGTCTATTCGTGAGGATCGTTATAAGGAGCGTGGATCTAATCAGAATGAAACATGGCTACGTGGTAGAGAATCAAAGATCGCTAATATTCTTTCTAATATGACACTGATGTTTAATACATCTAAATTTAAAAATAATACTTTACAAGATCAAGAAATTATAGTAGACTATATTATGAATAGATTGGAGGCATGATGAACTACCAAAGTAATACAACTATGTATAGCCCAACAGGAGGTCTTGGAGATCACAGAGCAACCTATACGTTTGAAAACGGAACACCTTATAACAATGTAGTAATTAATCAGTCTCCGAAATATAAATTTGCAGAAGATAAGATTATTTCGGACTTCAAAGCATATATAGATAAGACATACAATCAGCACTATAAGACAGAAGAAGAAGCAGTTGAATGTTTCGACGCCTGGATTGCTCTTGGTGATTCTATGCCTACATTCCGTAACACCGCTCTGAAGTATCTGTGGCGTTATGGTAAGAAGAAGGGATCTAATAAGGATGATCTTATGAAGACCCTTCATTATGTATTGATGTGTCTTTATGTTGACCACTATAAGGATTCGAAATGACAACATATACTAAGAAGTTCTTTGAAAAGGTAATGTTGAAGTCATTAGAAGAGCATAATAAAGATAAGTTCAGAATATTAGAAAAAGTTGGCACTGGTGTTCAGTGCCCAGATTGTGGAGATGAGTTAATAGAAACTAATCCAGGAGTTATTCTAACGACTCACCCAGCCCAGAAAAAAGTTCATTGTAATTCCTGTAAGTATTCGAATTATATTTTAGCATAAGAAAGGTGACTATAGTATGGAACAAATTCAAATTCCGATTGAAGAGCTTCGCAAGCGTAAGTTGTTTATTGCGACGCCAATGTATGGTGGTCAGTGCGCAGGTATGTTTGCTAAGTCATCAGCTGACTTGGCTGCACTCTGTGCACAGTATGGCATTCCACTCCAGTTCTATTATCTGTTCAATGAGTCGCTGATTACTCGTGCACGTAACTATTGCTGCGATGAGTTCATGCGTTCAGAGGCAGAGCATCTGATGTTTATCGACTCGGACATTGGCTTTAATCCTCATGACATTATTGCTATGATGGCTCTTCAAGCTCAAGATGAGAAGTATGATATTATCGGTGGTCCTTATCCTAAGAAATGTATCTCTTGGGAAAAGATTAAGCTGGCAGTAGATAAGGGTATCGCAGATAAGGATCCTAATATCCTTGAGAACTTTGTCGGTGATTATGTGTTTAATCCTAAAGGTGGACAGACGTCTATCCCTCTTAATCAACCAGTAGAGGTTCTTGAGATTGGTACTGGCTTCATGATGGTATCTAAGAAGGCTATGCAGAAGTTCTATGATTCTTACAAGGATCGTTATCTGTATACTCCTGATCATGTTCGTACTGAACACTTCGATGGTTCCCGTAAGATTCTAATGTTCTTCCAGGCTGAGGTTTGTGAGAAGTCCAACCGTTATCTTTCAGAGGATTATTGGTTCTGTCAGAAAGCTCAAGAGATCGAACTTAAGACTTGGTTCTGTCCATGGATGAAGATGCAACATGTTGGCACTTATATCTTTGGTGGTTCATTAGCTGATCTTGCTTCTATCGGAGCATCGGCTACAGCTGATCCTGGAGCATTAGGTAATAAGAAAAACCAAGATAAGAAGTTTCATTCGACTAACAAAGTTAAAAAAGTAGCAGCGAAACGTAAGTGAAGAAAGGAAGTTATATTATGAAGATTGATACAAATACTGTGAATGTCCTGAAGAATTTCTCGAAGATCAACCCTTCGATCGTCGTTCAGGAGGGTAATGTTCTGAAGACTATCTCCCCGACTAAGACTATTATGGCCAAGGCAACTGTTCCTACAAAGTTCGGTCAGCGTTTTGCCGTATATAATCTTGATCAGTTCATTGCTCTCCTCTCGACTTTCCGCGATCCAGAGTTGAAGTTCTCTGATAAGTCTGTTGCTATTACTGAAGATAACCGTAAGAGCCACTTCACTTATGCTGACGAGAGCACCGTTACTAAGGCTCCAGAGAAAGAGATCTCTTTGCCTTCAGTTGATGCTACTTTCACTCTTAAGAATGAAGATCTAATTGCAGTTGAAAAGGCTGCAGGTGTTCTTCAGCTTCCTGAGATTGCTGTAGTTGGTGATGGTAAGGAAGTTTCATTGGTTGCAACTGATTCTAAGAATCCAACCAGCAATGATTGGTCAGTAGGTATCGGTCAGACTGATAAGGTGTTTAAGGCTGTGTTTAAGGCTGAAAACATTAAGATTATCCCAGGAACTTATGAGGTAACTATATCTGCTCGCGGAATCTCGCATTTCGTTGGTGTAGATACTGAAGTCGAGTACTTTATTGCTGTTGAGTCTAACTCTCAGTTCTGATAGAGGAGGAGTTAATCTCCTCCTTTCTTTTCTATATTATGATGGAGAATGTGATGAAAAGACAACTTCCAAGTGGTCTTGTTATAGCAACTTTGTTTGGAGAAGAAGTTGCAACTAAAGAATGTAATACTTGTAAAAAAGTAAAGTATAAACATGAATTTTATGTAGAATCTTGTTCAAAGAGAAAGAATAAGGAGCAAGTAAGAAACCAATGCATTCATTGTTGGGAAAGATTCAAAGGTGATAAATTCTTTGGTATTAAGATGTTAAAGATTGAATCAGAGCTCAAAGCAATGGAGAATGCATAATGAATGAAGAATATCTCTGGGTAGAGAAATATCGCCCTAAGACTATTGAAGAAACTATTCTACCATGTGATCTAAAAGAAACTTTTCAAAAGTTTGTAGAGCAGGGCAATATCCCTAATCTGATTCTATCTGGAACAGCTGGCGTAGGAAAGACGACCGTAGCCAGAGCCATGCTTGAACAACTTGGTTGTGATTATATCGTCATTAATGGATCTATGAATGGTAATATTGACACGTTACGCAACGAAATTCTCAACTTCGCGTCATCCGTATCACTTTCGGGTGGAAGAAAATATGTCATCCTGGATGAAGCGGACTATCTTAATGCCAATTCTACTCAACCTGCACTTCGCAATTTCATGGAAGAGTTCTCCAGAAACTGTGGCTTCATACTTACATGCAACTTCAAGAACCGTATCATCGACCCTTTACACTCTCGATGCTCAGTAATTGACTTTAAGATTAGCAAGAAGGCGACAGCTAAACTTGCTTCTCAGTTCTTTAAGCGTGTTACAGTTATTCTTGACAAAGAGAATATCCAATTTGATCAGAAGGTTGTAGCTGAAGTTATTAATAAGCACTTCCCTGATTGGAGACGAGTTCTAAACGAACTTCAGAGATATTCGTCTACAGGTAAGATTGATTCTGGTATTCTGGCTAATATGACAGAAGCCACTATCAAAGAACTTGTTGGATTCATGAAGGACAGCAATTATACAGAATGTCGTAAGTGGGTTAAGAATAATATGGACTCAGATGCTTATGCTCTGTTCAATCAGTTCTATGAGATTTCTTCTGAGATTATGACTCCACAAACAGCACCTGAGTTGGTATTGCTTCTCGCAAAATATCAATATCAAAATGCATTCGCTGCAAATCCTGAGATTAACTTCCTCGCATTCTTGGTCGATGTTATGGCAACATGTGAGTTCAAGTAATGAGTAAGTTTCTCGATGTAACGATGCAGGAAAGGGTAGAGCCAAAGGTAGAGCAGAAAGCAGAAAAGAAAAGATATGATTGGAGATTTGAAAACTCCATCAACAAAAAGACATCCAAGGTAGATCTTGATAGTGATTATTCCAAATGGAGAATCAACAATATATTGTCAACCCATTGGGATTCTGTCAAGTATGCAAACGAGATGAATATCAACTATGATATCACAGACCAGATGCATTATGATTATCTATTTGGAGCTCTTCGAAAAGGCTCTCGGTATACCAAACCAGAATCAAAAGAGGAAAAGAAGGAAAGAGAACGAGAACAGGCTCTAATCTCCTTAGTTTCTGCTTATTATAAATATAATCGGCTGCGTGCAAAAGAGGCTATTAAAATCCTCTCAGCGGAGCAAATTGAATATATTAAGCAAAAACAAGAAAAAGGTGGAGTCTCATGAATGCATTGCTCGACACGCTGGTGGAGGTAAGGATAGCTGAAGAAGAAGACTTTCTGAAGATCAAAGAAACTCTGACTCGTATTGGAGTTGCCTCTCGTAAAGAAAAGAAACTGTATCAATCCTGTCATATTCTACATAAGCAGGGCAGATACTACATCGTTCATTTCAAGGAAATGTTCGCTCTCGATGGTAAGCCATCTAACTTCTCCGATGAGGATAAGGGTCGCCGTAATAAAGTTGTCGGTCTCCTGTCTGATTGGGGTTTATTGAAAGTGGTTGAACCCACTGTTATTGAAGAGCCTGTTGCTTCAATGAGCCAGATCAAGATTATCAATCATAAAGAAAAGAATGATTGGTTGCTTGAGGCAAAATATAATATGGGCAGAAAAAAGAAATGACATTACGGTTCCTAGAATTCATAACAGAATTATTTGACAAACCATGGAGTTTAGAAAACGTAAATGGTGGAGATATGCACGAATTTGTCAAAAAAGAACTAAAAGACAAATATCCGAATTATAGTCGTTTAACAGTGTATAAAGCTACTGACGACAAAGGTAATCATAAAGGACATGTTATAGAATTCGCTCACAATGGTGCTATGGAAATTCATCATTCAGATGAAAATGATAATTCTGGTGTTTGGAATATATCTAATAAACCAAACACGAAATTTATTGGTACTATGAAAAAAAGAGTTATATATCATGCTAACGAAAAATCTCATAAAGTAAGATTGGTCGGCAGAAAAGATATGATAAAACAATACCACAAAATAGGAAAAAGATTAATAGATAATCATAAAGATTTAACTATATCTGAAATATCAAAACACGATCATCCATATTTTAAAGATGTATATGAGTTTATAGTTAAGCCTAAAGATAAATTTGGTTTAGATGAGTATAGAAAACAAAAGTGAAGGATTTATATTATGTTTGGATTATGGACTGTTGAAAGAAAACCCACTACACCTGCAGAAGAAAAGCTCGAACAGATTAGAAATATTCTGTTCCCTAACCCAGATCTTAGGGCTGAAGTCGATCCTAAGACTGGCGAGCAATACAAATGGCAAGTTGAGTATTCTGCAGACATGAACCTTGATGCTGCTCTTATTGATCTTGAAGAAGGTCATAATGATAAGGCTGTTCATAATACTATTCGTGGCGTTGTTGAGATGATTCAAGATGTTCGTAATATTCTTGAGGCTCATATGGAGTTGTCCAAAGAGGCTCGTTATATCCTTGTCGAGAATAAAAGGGATACAATCGATGACAAAGACATCGTCTGAAGCAGAAAAGATAGTTGAGTTACTCGAAAGAATTATAGATACCAGATATATGATGCTCAAAGAGTTGGACTTCGAGAATCATAGATATGCAGCACATTATAAAAAAGAACATTATGATCCTCTTGTTGAAACACTAAAGGATGCTTTTCAGAACATTAACAAAATTTAATGTTCCTACACCCCATTTTGTGCTTTACTTCTTAATCATTATAGGTTATAATGAAATGAGGATTGGGGGTGACCATGTCTATGCATCTTTTACCAGTATATTTCAACGATGTAGGTAAAAGTAAACGAAAGAAAAAGAATAAAGATATACTCACAGCCCACGATAAGTGGCTGATTTCTAAGGGTCTACATCTTTCTCAGATAAAATCAAAAAAAGAAGTTGACAAATCCTGGAAACAGAGGTATACTAATAGTCTAAAAGTTGATAGGTCAACCAAAGAGTATGACAATAAAGAGTTTATTGCT